CTCCACATTCTCCTGCGCAGACTTAGCAGGAATTAGGTTAGATTATGTGGATCAGTTTTCGGTGCAAATCAGAGGGTGAAGTGGATCAGTTTTGGATGCAATCTAACATCGAAGTACCCAAAAGCCTACAAAAAACAATCCCCACGAAATCACTACAAAGACCGCAGAAATTAATGTCCAAATATAGGAAGTTATCGGCATTTTGATGACTAATTTCTGTTCTTCAACAACTTCAGCAAATGGGGCAATACGCTGAAAATGATAAAGCCTAACTCTATGTTCGCTTTTATCGTAGACGTGTAATAGTGCTTCAATCACGGCTCTAGGAGCGATCATTCCAGTGGCACGTTTCAAATGTAGATATGACAATTCCGATTCAAGGGCTTTTTTGTCTTGTGGACTTAAACCTGGAGATTCAATAGCTTCTTTTAGGTGAATAAACCTTTGGGATTTAATTCCAAGCCAAGTTTCATACAGACCTTTATGGTTATTGACCAATAACGTTAAAAGAACTACAGCTAAACCAATAAGTGGGCTGTAGCCGAGAAAAGCCTTTCCTATATCCACAAATTTACCCATCTAACTCTATCTAAAGTTTGAACAGTGTACTCTCCAAAGCATCCGCCTTTTCGATTAGTAGCTTGAGAGAATTTAACTTTTCCGGTGATAGCCCACTTTTATGCTCTGCAACTAACAAACTCATCAGGTATAAGCCCACCTCTGCGCGGCTTTCTCCATCAGTACTGAGAGCCACAGCATCGATGATGAACTCCATCGCTTGCAAAAATAAGTCTTGTTCTTTTAAAGACATAGCGATTCCAACTCGTTCTAAAACTTCAGAAAATACTACTGTATATTTATACAGGTTTCTACGTAATTTTACGCTATTGAGCGTTTTCGAGGGACAGATCAAGTTCATACGTCGTTTAACGGCCAGTCATCTTCCAACTCAGGGAAGAACGACAGGTCCGGTTGTTGATACTCTTCGGTTTCTGGTTGGGCTAACACTTCGTCCCAACCTTCAAATTTCATCCACGACAAATCATCGGCAGGCACTCGGCTGACTTCGACCAGCTGAGCCGGGCGTTTTTTGCCGTACTCGTCTACCTCCGCAGGGCGGATTTGGATACTTCGTTCACCATCGATGCGAATTGAACTGCCTTTTCTGAGTGCGGCCAGTGCCGCTTCATCAATATTTGGCGGTTTATTCGCCTTTCTTCGTTCTGGTGCTAACAACCTGGTGAGCTGATCGCTGACCTGATCCTCGCGGGGCTCCGTACAGTTATTGACAGAACTCCGAGAGGCGGCGGGGCCGCCAATGACGGTCGCTGCGCTCCCTTGGGCGATCGCTTCCGCATCATCGCTAACCTTGGATTTCTGTTTAATCGTCCAGACTCTGAGGCGTGTTTTGATGAACACGCCTGATGCGTCAAACCCATCCAACTTGCGAACGGTTTCGCCGTGTGGGGAAGCAAACGGTAGCTCTTCATAAACGTTGGTGATCAGCAGGTCAGCGCGTTTCACGAACGGGCCGCCCTGACCCATGATGTAATCGCGCCACTGGCCACGGTCGGCGGCTTTCATCACTTCCGTGACGGTGCCGTTTTCATGTTCCAGATCGGCCTGATAAACCTGCGTGAGCAGCCCAAACAGATACTTGCTGTCGAACTTCTTATGGCGACGAATCAGCTCTGCCGGAATAGGCGGGCCGATCAGCTTGCGGCCTTCACGGATGTCCAACTCTTCATAAATCGTCAGCAGTTCTTCATAGTTCAATTGAGTGAGGTACTGGTTAAAGCTGGCTTTGTCGTTGTTAGCAAAGCGGCGCAGCTCGCGGTAAGTCGTGACCGGAGCGCCACCGAAAAATTGGAACTGACGGATACCCCAGCGACTTTTCCATGCGTTCACATTTTTGGCCATGTCTTTCACGGGTTTGCCCGTTTCGTCGGAAATCTCATCGTCCATGGCAAAGCCGTCGATGTTCTTGGAAATGTACTTGGCGATGTAGCCGGTTGCCGTGCCTTTGGCCGGATCGATATAGCCAAAGTCGCAGCGCGGTTTGTAGTTGAACGGCCCATGAAACGCCTGCTTTTTCTCGGCGCGTTTCGGGTTGCGGTCGAACTGCGGATACAGCTCTTCTTTGTCTTCCTCGACGGCGTAGGAAATGAACACGTCACGCACTTGCGCGACATCTTCCGGCTTCACCCAGATCAGCAAATGCCAGTGCGGTGTACCATCGTGATGCGGCTCGGCCACACGAACACCAAACCAGCGAATTTCTTCACGGCCTAGCTTGGCGCGAATGCGCTGCCACACATTGTTAAGGTAGGCTTGTGTATCGCGCGGGCTGGCGCCGTTCCAATGGTCGATAAAGCCGCCTTTCTTGTAGCTGTTGTGGTACTTGGACGGCGAAGTCAGCGTGAGAAACAAACCTTGCAGCTCAAGCTCATTGCCGATATCTTCGCAGCCACGGCAGCGCACCATCAGCTCATGGCGGCGGATCGCCGGATTCGACAGGCTCTTTTTCGCCATGTCCCACAAGTCGGCTTCTTCGCCCGTAATCTCGTCGATGAGCTGGCACTGCTTAATGTATTCATAGTTGGCTTTCTGCTGCTCCTGATGCTCTCGAACACAATCCCAAGAGGCATACGGCGAGGCTTTGTAGCTCACTTGCCCCATGGCGATCGCCAGATGCTCGCGCATGATTTTGCGAATGTGTACCAATCGGCCGCGCCACCATTTTTCATCCAGCATTCTTGAGATGTCATTCAGGGCCGTCAGCTCGGTTTGCTTCTTGCGCTTGCGGGGCGCTTTGATGCCGAACTCATTCACGAAAGCCGCCAGCTTGTGATAGGTGCTCACCACCGCAATCTCGCCGATTTTCGATTCAGAGGCTTTGACCTCGCGCTTCGCCAGATCTGCTTTCACTTCTTTGATGGCAGAAGCAGCAAAGCGTTGGTGACGGGCAGAGGTGATTTGCGACAACTTGAATGCCATGTCTCTGAGTTCGTCGGGTTCGAGTTCGGCAACGCTGCGGTTCTTCTCTGGCTTGGTATGTTTTTCGGCTTGGTCGAAATCAAAAGAGAGCTGAGGACGCTGAAAGTCTTCAGGAAGGCTGTGCTCTGTAAAGTACACGGAGGCGAATGCGTTATCGCCGCTTTCGAATTCTTTAGAGAACATCGCCACTTTATGCGTGGTTGGTAGTTTGCTGTATTTTTCCAAGACCTTTTGCGCGCGTTCCGTTGCGGGTGCCATGCGTTCACGCAGGTAAATGTTAGCTTCTTTACGGCCGAGTTTTTCGAACACGCTGATGTAGCGCGTGACGAAGTATTTCGTCAGGTAATCGGGCAGGTCTTGGATGCGCGATTGCGCCCAGGCAAAGTCGTCCGGGTTGGCTTCAAACAATTTACGTTCAAGCACACTCAGGCTTTCTGGCTGAATCACTTCATTGAATCGGCGATCACCAAAGCAGCCCGCTTCAACTTCCGTTAAAGGGGCTTGCCATGGGAATTCGTAAAGGTCGATTTCAGCGGGGTCGGTGAGGGTGTTCATGCTGTTTCTTGCTTATTCAGCGCATCAACACATGATGGTGACAACCATAGGCACTCAGTTTTCAGCTTGGTACCTTTTGCCGAACTAATTCGCGCAGCCTTCTCGTGTTTACTCCACCCAACCAGTAAGTCGTTATACATATCAGAATCATAACCAGAAAGAACAACCAAGCCTTTGAGGTTGTAAATACACGCCAATAGATGCTCGTGTTCAGCATCTGACATTTCATGCTGATAGACGGCTTTGGCCGAGTTCAGACTACGAGTATCTTTTAGGTAAGGCGGATCGACATAATGCAGAGTATCTACAGCATCATGTGACAACATGCATTTTGTTGCGTCACGGTTTTCAATGTTGACTCCTTGCAGGCGCTGGCAGACATACTCAATCACTGGTGGGTATTTCGCCCAGCAGTGAGAGGAAGTGCTGTACTGTCTTTTCGTTTCACAACGGAAACCTGTTGGATGGAATGTTGCGGCGCCAGAACCAAAACCCATAGCAGACCGAACAATAGTTCTTCTTGCTCTTTCGATTGGGTTAGCGGTTTTTTCGTATGCTAGGCAGAACTCATCACGGCTGTATGGCGTCAATTCGCACATACGAATCAGTTTGTTTGCTGACTCAGGATCGCGTAGCACTTGGAATAAGTTAAAAATATCTTGGTCTAAGTCGTTGTATACCTCTCCATGAGAGCGATTTTTTTGCAGAAGAATGCTGCCAGCGCCTCCAAACGGCTCCACATAACACTTGTGTGCTGGAAAAAAACCAGTGATCCATTTGGCTAAGCGGAACTTACCACCGTGGTAACGCAGCAATGGTGTGTGCATTTTATGATTGCTCATACCGACTCCAACTCTTGCGTGGTCACCAACATAAAGCCCGGTTTGCCTTCGCCTTTGCTGAGCACGCCATTGCGAAGGTGTTTGCAGTCGAGCTCGGCGCATGCCTGATTTACGGCATCGTCCATCGAATCGAAATCGCCAATCAGAATGTTGGCGACTTCTTGGGTTTGTTCATGGCGGATCACTCCGCCATCGGAACACAGCATTACTGCGGCGTATTGCATTGCGTTTTCTCCTTCTCCAACTCATCACGGCGCGCAGCGATGCGCTCAATCAGGTCATCTTCGATGTCCAGCAGGTCTTTCAGGGCTTGTTTACTATCGAGCAACACAATGCTGTGGGCGTGGTCGGTTGTGGTGGCGGAGAAAATCACCACGTTCAGCATCTTCATGCTTGAGGAATATTCGATACGCACGCTCATCACATCGGCGCTGTCGATGGCCAGCTCATACAGGCTGGTGATGGTGGCGAGAATCGCGCGTTCAAACGCGGCTTTGGTTACTGGGTCATTCATCATCTTTGCTCCTACGCTGAGACGAAAAAGGCCCCCATTCCGAGAGGAATACCACGGGGGCAAAGGTTGGCTAGGTTTAGTGAGTGTTGCTGAACTGGTAGTGTTTTAGGCGGCGAACATCGCCGAGCTGGTTATCGAAGTTCACCGACATTTGCTTGATGAACTGCATACCCTTGCGGATTTTCTCCAGCTCGATGTCGTCGAATTCTTCAAAGTGGCGTTCGTAATCGCGAGCCGGAAGGCCAGCCGCAATCAGAATGAGTCCGCGCTGTTTTGGCTCAAGACGGTTGTAAAACTCTTTCAGCGTTCCGCGTGTTTGCTGGCCGTTAAACAGCGCTCTGCAAGCGGCAATGCTTTCCTGAGCCGCAGGCGGTTGGTGATGTTGTAAAGCGTGAGAAGCCATAAAACCTCCTTACGATAAACCGGGGACCGGCGCACCACTGACGATGAAATCCACGCTCATACTCAGGAACGGCGTGATACCCGTAGTGCGACCTTCAAGATCTGAGATAAGCGCGACCAGATTACTGATACTGCAATGCGCCTTCTCGATAATGGATTGCTTGTGAGAACGACTGAGTCGGTAACTTCCCCCATGCTCCAGCGCCATCCGTGAGAGGTCGCCAGAATGCATCGCGTTTTCGAGAGCCCGTTTTATAAAGGTTTCTTCAGAGGCATCAGACGGCACTTTGGCCGTCACAACTCCGATGCCAAGCAAAAGGCTATTAAGAATGGTGTGGTTATCACTGGCTTTGGTGAGTGCGATAAGCTCGACCGGAGTCAGCACGTGCGGCTGGTCCGGGTTCAGCTTGTTTCTCAGCATGGTTGGGTTCATGCCCAGTGCCCTTGCCAGCTCTGTCATGTTCTCAGAGTTCGCAAATGAGCAACACGCTTCGTTAAAAGCCTTTTGTTTAATGCCACGGAATTCGCACATTGAGTCAAATGCATCCATAACAAATACTCAATTGAAGAAAAACGGAACGAAAACGAAACCCCAACCAAGGACACTGAGCCACAACGGACAAAAATCTTTAGTGGGGAAGAAGGAAGAAGGACGCATGACTCAGCCCTTCCAGGTAGCCGCTTCACGAGCGGCTTGCTCGAATAACGCGACCATATTGATCAGCGGGGTTTCTTTTGGCTTGTCTTTGTTTTTGATAGGGAGTTTGCTCTCGGCGACCCAATCCATAATGGTTCGCTTAGGCATGCCAGAGAACTGAGAAAACTGCTCATAGGTCATAAAAGGCGTATTTATGACTACTTGATATGAAAGCATAATGCTATCCTTTTAAGTTATTGATTGTTGAATACCGGGCGATAGAGTTGCAGCTCATAACGTCCATTTGAATTGGATTATTGATCGTATATGCGAACAAATCAAGGCCAAATGCCCTCTTTTGATTATCAAGGTGGGAAAGAAGTCACAGATCGACTCCACGAAATACTGGGGACTAAAACGATTAGAGACTTAGGGGATAAGCTTGAAGTATCTGCTTCGACCATTGCTACTTGGCATAAAAGAGGCTTGTGCCCTTTTGAAGTTGTTGTCCGTGCGAACATCTATACGGGTGTTTCTTTAAAATGGCTTACCCTAGGTCAAGGAGAGCCATTTCCGAACAGAGACAGTTCAACTCACGAATCAAAACGCCTTGAGACCAAGTTTTTGTTCGATATTGACTCCTTCCAGATCAAAGACGGACAGCTATCTGACCTCCGCACTCTGACCTTTGATAAGTCATATCTCGATGAAATGGATATCCAAAATGCTATGGCAATACGTGTTGCTGATACGACCTACATTATCGACAAAGAAACTCGTCAGGCGGTAAGCGGCACTTATCTGGTTGATATGGACGGCCTACTCTCTCTGAACGAGATTCAGCGCTTGCCGGGCAAGAAGCTGGCGATCAGCTTTAATGGCTCAACTATTCAGGTCAATGAAATGGACGTGAAGGTTGTGGGTAGAGTTGCGTTGGTGATGGAGAGGGTTTGATGATTAGCCCAAAATCTATAGCCCATTTAATTTCTAGGTCAAAGAAACTTCGCTCGGCACTTTTAAATGTTATAGCTGCCGATGACCCAATGGAAATACAAGCCCTGCCAGATGATTTAATTCCAATTACAGAGTCATTGGAAAGATTGCTGGCTTTGTTAAAAACTAATAGCGATGATGAATCACAATATTGTGAACTAGCCGATGTATACTTAATAACTTCCCGTTTAGCAGACTCAGCGATTTTATCTATCAATGGTCGCTTCTCGACTGCATACCAACTCACCCAAGAGCTTCATCAGTTAGTCACAAAGTATCTAACTCATCTCGATATTATTATAAACCGAAAGAAGATCGAAGACTCGCTATTTGACATTAATCCTGCTGCACTCGAAGCCAGTTTTAATGATAAAATAAACAAACTTACCAAAAAATTTGAAGAATCAGTCAAAAACATAAAGAAAGAAATTCAAACCGAACTGGTCCAGTTTGAAGAAGAGTCTATAAACAGAATTTTGATCGCTGGCCAAAGTGCAGAAAGAACTATAGAGTCAGGTTCAAGAAGGCTAGAACAGGTAGCAGAGTCTATAGATGGTATATCTGAACATGAATTAAAAAATATTCGCGCATCTATAAATGAAATCCAAAGTTTAGCTTTAGAAAAGCTACGTACTGAAACATCGGATGTGTCTAACATATTCCAAACACATTTAAGTAACACTCTTAACTCATTTGATAAACATTACAACGGTAAAATTTCTGGTATCAATAAACGTATTGACGATGAAGTTAAAGCATTTGAGGTCAAGCGAAAAGATATCGATGCATTACTAGAAAAAGTAGGTATTGCGCAAGATGCTGATGTAACCATTACCCAAGCCAATAAAGAGTTAATATCTGCTACTTGGCTGAGATGGACTGGTCTTGCTTTTATGTGTGGTTCAATAGCCTTACTAATCTATTTCTTCCGCTACTACATTGGCTTTGCCGAAGTTCCACAAGGTGTGCCCCTACCAGAGCTAAAAGATCTGGGCTTTGAATTCTTCGCCCTTCGTTTTATGACCGTGATTCTGGTAAGTTCTCCAGCCATGTATCTTTTAAAAGAATCTGCCGCCCATCGAGCCAAAGAGAACTTATACCGCCAACGTGGTACTCAACTTCTAACCATTCGTGGTTATCTAGCAGATCTTTCAGATGAACAACGTTCTGAAGTCAAACACAGACTGGCTGATAACTTCTTTAGCTTCCACAATGGTAAAGCAGACACAAGTAATGTTCCTGACTTCATCAAGAACATGAATGAAGCGATAAAAATTGCACATGCGATTAAAACTCCGCCAGCTAGTGCATCTGAAAAGAAAGAACAGGCAACTTCGGCATAGGAATTACCCGGTAAATGGATAGCCCAATAGAAAAGATTACAGACCCATCGTTCACATCATCTGCCAAAGGTTTGATGACTTTGTTCTGTATTGGGCTTATTCATGTTGTTATTGGTGTTGATTTAGAAGATGTGAAAATTGCTATTCCTTGGTTTCCAACTGTTACTTTTGAGCATCCAGAAAGGTTGCTATATCTATATTGGGCAATGGTTGGATATGCCCTATACCGATACACTCTTCATCACAAAGCAATTTTTGGAAAATACTATTTTGAATCCTTAGCAAAAGTACTTGAAGTAGGACAAAAAGGAGAATCTCTAGTCCGAGACTCAATATATCTTTCAGACTTCTACTACCACGTAGACTGTTCGTATAAGGATGAATCATATCGTGTTGAAATTGAAACTATGGTAGATGAAGATACCGCTTTCGACTTCAGTTTTCATTTTTCAAAAGACTACTCATTTAGAAAAATCGAGTGCTGGGAAAACCCTGCTTACGATGTAAACGAATTAGTTACTAATCACGAAAGTATTAAATCTAAATGGGGGTTTATCACCTATGCTGATGAAAGTGGGTACTGTACTAATGAAACATCTAAAATTGTCGATATGAGGCTGCGCTATCGCTTGCGCTTTCTAGTATTACGTTATTACTTCAAAGAGATGACATTTAATAAAGATATTTTTGATACAACGGTGCCGATAGCTCTGAATGTTTTTCTTTTTATCTATTGGTTAGGTAACTCAATTTATCAGCATTATTCTGCGATGGCTTAGAAATGGACGACAAAGAAAGTATTACTCATTTAAGATGGATGCACACAACTATCGCTGGGTTCAGCATTTCGTTCTTTTTGGTTTTATTCAGTGGATTTGACCAGATCCAAAATTCCAAAATGCTTTACATCTCAATTATTTTCTTTGCTGCAGCGATACCATTTTCTACCGCATGCGCCCTATTCCATTTCTATGCAGTCGAACAAAACATACCGTTTGAAGTAATAAAACGAGTCGCAAATAGCCATAGAGCCACACAGTTTACTCAGTTAAATTTAACGCTTGTAACTCTAGGGTTTACGTTCCTAGTTGGTCACTATTCCGTTATTGCTTTCTTTGTTTTTATTGCTCTTTCGTTCTTGTGTAGACAATGGCTACAACCGTTCCTGGCAGAACTTAAACAATTTTCAGAGCCTCTCTCATATAGCACCGTGACGTTCGACGAAATCAAAACCCACGTTCACTATAAAGGGCACCAGCATAAGAAAGGTAGTAACTAGTGGAATATGACAAAGTCAACAGAATCGCCAATCTAACAACGTTGGCAAGTCCCCTCACCCGCGAAAATATTTTCGAGGCAATAGAGCATTTTGACGCTGTAAATGGCCATGTTGACAGCTACTCAGAATCGACAGGATATGATCTTGTCATAGGAGAAAAGTGCTACCCACCTAAAGCAATTTTCGGATTAGCTTTGAGTAAGTTAACTGGTACTGAAGTTCAATCACTTCATTTCACTGGGGGCGAGAAAAGCCCCTGCTTTACTACTTTAAGAAGGCTTGGGTTCGATATTGTGGAAAAAGGTAAAACTAAAGTTAGTCGTAAAAATGAAACGTTTAAGTATGAAAACTTTATTGTTGGGAATAGCTATTCAAAAGCAGAAGCCCTAGCAACTGCTGAAGTTTCACCCCTGGTGAACGGCCGAGAAATAGTTGGTCCAAATCAATTTAAGAACTGCGTAGTTCTATTTGTAACGCTTGATAAAACGCAAAAGGATGAAACTCAAAGGTATAAAGACACATTTCTCCTAGATGGACAAATGTTTCAATGGGAATCCCAAAACGCGAATACTCCAAAATCTCCTCGTATTAAAATGATTCTAGATAAAGAACCTGTCGTTCTGTTTGCAAGAATCCATGAAAAAATAAAAGGTAAGACTCAACGTTTCGTCTTTGTGGGTCACTTAGAATGCAAAAAATACAGCTATCCTATCGATAGTAAGAATCATCCAGTTGAAGTTATGTTCGATGTTCTAGACTATCAAAAGCAAGCTCCTGAACCTTTACAAGCCCTTTACTTTTGGCAAATCGATGGTGAAGATCCGATTGAAACAACAAATACAGTTTTAACTAAAAGTTCTCCGCCAGCTCCTTCTAAGAAAACGAAATCAAAAGAAAAATCAGGAGTTAAAAATAATAGCACCACCGACTGGGCTACACGAGATGAGAAAAACAGAAGCCTTGGCCTCGCCGGTGAAGAACTGGTATTAAAATATGAACACCAATGGCTAATAGATCACAATCTACCGGACCTGGCTGATAGAATAGAGCATATAGCACTAAGTAACTCTAGTGCAGGTTATGACATCAAATCCTATGATGAAAATGGGAATGAGAAATACATAGAAGTAAAAACCACGAGATCAAGCAAATCTGCACCTTTTTATATATCCAGAAATGAGGTCGAAGTCTCACGTGAGTTAGGCGATCAATATTGGATTTATCGAGTCTATGACTTTAAAAAGAAATCAGGTCACGCAAGCTTTTATGAGATGAATGGTTCCGTCGAAACTCATTTCAATTTGGAAGCCGAAACCTTTAAGGCTTCAAAAAAATGAAAAGGCCCCTTAGAAAGGGGCTTTTTTATGGTTCATCGCGGATAAGCGGGAACTGGAAACAAAACGGTAGTAAGTGATAGAGTTTTATCGCCAAACAAAACCTACACAAACTACCGTTTTCATGTCGAATCATACGTTCCTGTCTTCATTCTGGGAAGGCT